TAAGCAAGAGAAAGTTTGGACTACTAAGGAGATTTCTGCTATGAGCATGGATGAATTCGACAAATATGAAGAAGAAATCAGTAAAGCCATGCACGAAGGCAGAATTCAAAGATAAACTTTTTAAATAATTTAAGGAAAAAAAAATGGCAGCTAATACGTCTAATCCCAATTTTGATGGGATAAGCAACCATAACTTTAATACTGCTGGTAACTTTAATTTTTTACCTGAAATTTATTCCAAAAAGGTTTTAAACTTTTTTAGGAAAGCCTCTGTTGTCGAAGCAATTACAAACACAGATTACGCAGGTGAAATTTCAGGATACGGTGATACCGTTAAAATTATTAATGAACCAGTAATTACTGTTGACGAATACCAAAGAGGAGGGACTATTGCTAAGCAAGAGCTTACCGATTCAGAAACTACTCTTATCGTTGACGTAGCTAATGCTTTTAAATTCATCGTAGATGATATTGAAAGTCAAATGTCACACATCAACTTCAAAGAAGTCGCAACATCATCAGCAGCTTATGCATTAAGAGATGCATTTGACTCAGGTGTTATGGCTAAAATGTTTGCTGGTGTTTCATCTTCTACTCCTGACCATGTACTTGGTGCAGATAATGCAACAGGCTTAGGTGCTGGAGTTTATGAAGGTGCTGGCTCTACTGATTTAGATGTTTCAGACCCATTAGATTTAATGGCAAGAATGGCAAGATTACTTGATGACGAAAATGTCCCTGAAGAAGGTAGATATTTTGTTGCTCCACCAAACTTTTATGAGCAACTATCACAGTCAGGTTCAAAGCTACTATCAGTAGACTTTAACGCAGGACAAGGTTCAATTAGAAATGGACTTGTATCTAGTGGTAAATTAAGAGGATTCAGTATGTACAAATCAAATAATGTACCAGCTGTTTCAACAATTACTTCTGGTGGACAAGTTCTAGCTGGACACATGTCAGCAGTTTCTACTGCTCAAACAATTACATCAACTGAGGTCATTAGAGACCCAGATTCATTTGGTGATATTGTTAGAGGATTGCATGTCTATGGAGCAAAAGTTCTTAGACCAAAAGCTTTAGTAAAAGCTTTCTATCAATTCGGAGCACAGTAATAGTGACTAGGGAGGCTCTTCGGAGCCTTCCATTTTTTTAAAAGGAGAAATTATGTACGACAAAAAAAGAAAAAAAATGAATCTTGGTGGGGTTTCAGTACCTCCGGGACAAATGAAGGTAGGAAAACCTAACCTTGTTTCAAATAAAGGAACAGTCACATCTAGCAAAATTAATAAAAAAGCTATTTCTAAAGGTAACCCTAAAAAACTAAGAGCACCTATGAAAAAAGATGCTATGGGTAGACAAGCTTTAATGAATGGGGGTAGAGCTAAATACAATAAAGGTGGCTATGCTTCTGTTCAAGATATGGAAAAAAAATGTAGTTCTATGGCTGGTATGAATACCATGAAAATAGAAGGCGAAAAATAATGAAAGTAACAGCACCTAAAGGTTATCATTGGATGAAGGCTGGTAAGTCTTACACACTTATGAAAGACCCTAAAGACGGTTACAAACCTCATAAAGGTGCAAGTAAGTCAGCAAACTTTGCAATACAAAAAAAACATAAAAAATAATGGCAACAACATATTTAGATATAACTAATGAAATCTTAAGAGAACTTAATGAAGTTCCTTTAACTGCAGGAAACTTTACCAGTGCTAAAGGTTTTCAAGCTTTTGTTAAAGATACAGTTAATAAAGCTATCTTTGATATAGCTAATGAAGAACCTCAACTACCTTTCTTTTCAGCTGGTGTTAGTGGAGCTACTGACCCTTTTTATGGTAATGTTACAGTTGCTACTGTTGCTGGTACTAGATGGTACTTATTAAAAAGTGGTAGTGCTAGTATAGCAGATGATTATTCTTCTGTTGATTGGGATGATTTTTATCTGACAACTATTAATGTTGCCGGTGAAACAGCTCCTTATGTATCCAAAGGTTTAAAGTTTTTGACTTTAGCTGATTGGAAAAAACACAACAGAGATAGTGAAAATGCTGACGATGCAGACACTCAAGTCTATGGCGAACCTCGTTATGTGATTAAATCACCAGACCACAGAAAGTTCGGTCTGAGTCCAATCCCTGATAAAGTTTATAATGTGCATTTTTATGCCTTTACTAAACCAACAGCTTTATCAGCTTACGATGATACCATAGTTTTACCAGAACAATATAGTAATGTGATAACTTCTAAAGTTAGATATTATGTTTGGCAGTTTAAAGAATCACCACAGCAAGCTGCTTTTGCTTTAGAAGATTATCGAAAAGCTATGAAAAATATGAAGTCAAACTTACTGAACCCTCAGCCTAAGTATATGACTGATGATAGAAGATATTTTTAACAGATGGCACGTTCACAACCTTATACAGTTGCATGTGATGGCGGTTTAGTAACCTCATCAAACTCAATAGATTTATTAAAAATCCCGGGAGCTGCAACACAGTTACAAAACTTTGAAGTTTCTATTGAAGGTGGTTATAGAAGAATCAATGGTTATACTAAGTATAAAGTTGGTGAAGTTACACCAACACAACCAAGTGGAGGAACTCATACTATTTTAGGAGTATTTCCTTATGCTGACGGAGTAATTGCTTGTGTTAATAATAATATATATTTTAGTAATGATGGAGCTACTTGGTTACAAGTAAATAAAATATCATCAGGTTCTGGAGATAATTATACAACCTTTACAGGCTTATCAGCATCTGTAAGAACTGGACAAGGACAAGCTCAGTTTGTTTTATTTGAAAGTTCTGGAATGGACTACGGTGAAGTATTTATAGCAGATAATTCTGCTAAAGATATTTTTTCATTTAGAATGGAAGGTACTGGTAATTTAAATACTAGAACATTTTTTGCTAAAGAAATAGCACCAAACGGAAGTTCAACTCCTGTAAAATATATTACTTCACATGACCATCACTTAATTGCTGCTGGTTTAGAGGGAGAAGAGACAACAGTTTATTATAGTGTTTACAATAATCCTAATAACTTTACTGGAGTTGGAGCAGGTTCTATTACTATTTCAGATGAGATAGTTGGTATTAAAGGTTTCCGTGAAGACTTAATTGTCTTTTGTGAAAACAGTATTCATAAACTAATTAATATTAATGATTCAGCAAATATTAGAATAGACCCTATTGCTGAAAACGTAGGATGTTTAAGTGGTTATAGCATACAAGAGATTGGTGGTGACTTAGTCTTTCTGGCACCAGATGGTATCAGAACCGTTGCTGGTACTGCAAGAATTGGTGACGTTGAGTTAGGCACTGTTTCAAAAGCAATTCAACCAATTATTACTGAACTAGCTCGAACTGTTGATGATTATATTATTACTAGTTTAGTTATTAGAGAAAAATCACAGTACCGCTTGTATTACGCTAACCCTAATGCAGTGCAATCAGCTCAGCAAGGCATTATCGGGACATTAAGACCTAATGGTTTTCAATGGTCAGAAACCAAAGGCTTAGAAGTTACTGATGTTAATTCAAACTTTGATAATAACGGAATTGAGGTTTATTATCATGGAGATACTACCGGGTATGTTTATACCCACGATGTTGGTTATGCGTTTGATGGAGCAACAATAGATGCTATTTATCAAACACCAGATTATGATTATGGTGATTTTGGTACGTTAAAGACTCTACATTATATTAAGATTTCTATAACTCCAGAATCAGATGTTCAACCAACTTTAAGAGTTCGTTTTGACTATGGCGACTCTAACATACCTCAACCAAGTGACATAGTCTTAGATGAAGTTCCGGCTCCAGCAACATTTGGCTCAGCTATTTTTGGCTCAGCTATTTTTGGAGCACCAGAGCAACCTTTAGTTAGAGAGCCTTTGGTCGGTAGTGGACACAGTAATAGTTTTAGGTTTTTTAGTTTTGATACTAAAGCACCTTATATAGTAAATGGATTTTATGTAGATTACATACCTTCAGGTAGGAGATAAAATATGGCAGGATATATCCGACAAAGTACATTCCAAGATGGTGATACCATCACAGCAGCTTTATTTAATGATGAGTACAATCAGTTATTAGCTGTTTTTAATAATTCAACAGGACACAAACACGATGGCACAGTTGCTGAAGGACCAGTCATAGGCCTAATAGGTGATGCTGGTTTAGTAACACCACTCAACAAAATCTTAATAGACACAACCAATGACCATATAGAATTCTGGCTAGATGTCTCAGGTACTTCAACTCAACAGCTCTACATAGCCGATGGAGCTATCCTACCAGTAACCGACAACGACATTGACTTAGGGTCAAGCTCTTTAGAGTTCAAAGATTTATACATAGATGGCACAGCTAACATCGATAGCTTAGTAGCCGACACTGCAGATATCAATGGTGGCACACTAGATAACGTAACTATCGGTGGCACTACAGCAGCGGCTGCTACCTTTACCACAGTTGATACATCTGGCAATGTTATTA